GGTGAAGAAAAGGAACAGGATATAGTTGTATCTGGAAGTGACTATAGTAAACTTTCAGACACACAACTACTTCGTTTGCGTGACCAAACTGTAAAAGATATCGCAAAGTATAATAACTTTCAGATGGCAAGAAAGATTGCTCTTAACTCTTGTTATGGTGCAATTGGCAACCAATATTTCAGATATTATAAACTTGCAAACGCTGAAGCCATCACGCTTTCTGGTCAGGTTTCTATCCGTTGGATTGAGAATCGTGTGAATGGATACCTAAATAAACTCTTGTCAACCGAAGATACCGATTATGTTATCGCATCTGACACTGACTCCATCTATATTAACTTTGGACCTATTGTTGATAAATTTCTTAGTAATAAGTCTGGCGACAAAGCAACAGTTGTGGGGTTACTTGACAAGATCTGCCAAGAGAAACTGGAACCTTTTATCGAACGTTCATATGAAGAGCTGGCGACGTTCGTTAACGCGTACTCACAAAAAATGCAAATGAAGCGAGAGAACATCGCTGATCGTGGCATCTGGACAGCCAAAAAGCGATACATTCTCAACGTGTGGGATAGTGAAGGGGTTCGATATGAAGAACCCAAACTCAAGATCATGGGTATTGAAGCAGTGAAATCTTCTACTCCTGCCCCATGTAGGACGATGATTAAGGATGCCCTGAAACTGATGATGAATGGGACTGAGGATGATGTGATTGACTACATTGAAGAGTGTAGAACTAAGTTCAGAAAGATGCCACCAGAGGACATTGCATTCCCTCGATCAGTATCTGATGTGAACAAACATAAGTCTCACTCTTCTATCTACGCGAAAGGTGCCCCCATCCATGTGAGAGGAGCACTCCTATATAACCATTACATCAAAGAGAAAGGGTTGGATAATAAGTATTCAACTATCAACAATGGTGAAAAGATTAAGTTCATTTATCTCAAGAAGGCTAACCCCATTAGAGAGAATGTAATCTCTTTCATCTCTGATTTTCCTAGGGAGATTGGGGTTGACAAATACATTGATTACGACCTACAATTTAACAAAGCCTTCCTAGACCCACTCAAAGTAATCCTTGATGCTATTGGTTGGAATGTAGAGAAAACTGTAAACCTTGAGTTGTTTTTTGGATAATGGATTTCCTTAAAGAAATTGTAAAAGAGATTGGTAATGAGTATACACAACTCGCCTCAGACATCGACGAATCAGAATCCTATGTGGACACGGGTTCGTACATTTTTAACGGACTTGTATCAGGTAGTATTTTTGGGGGTGTATCTGGTAACAAGATTACTGCCATTGCTGGTGAGTCTTCTACTGGCAAGACTTTCTTTAGTCTCGCCGTTGTTAAAAACTTTCTGGATTCTAATCCTGATGGTTACTGTCTGTACTTTGACACTGAAGCAGCAGTTAATAAGTCTCTTCTTGAGAGTCGTGGAATCGACCTGAATCGATTGGTTGTTGTCAATGTCGTCACCATTGAGGAGTTCAGGTCCAAGGCTCTGAGAGCTGTGGACATTTATCTCAAAACTAACGCAGAAGACCGCAAGCCCTGTATGTTTGTGTTAGACTCGTTAGGTATGTTGTCAACTGAAAAAGAAATCTCTGACGCACTGGCAGACAAACAGGTTCGTGATATGACAAAATCACAACTGGTAAAGGGAGCATTCAGGATGCTCACCCTGAAATTGGGACAGGCTAACATTCCAATGATTGTCACCAACCACACCTACGACGTAATCGGTAGCTATGTTCCAACTAAAGAAATGGGCGGAGGCAGTGGCCTCAAGTATGCAGCAAGTACGATCATCTATCTCAGCAAATCAAAAGAAAAAGATGGAACGGAAGTGGTCGGAAATATTATCAAAGCTAAGACTCACAAGTCGCGTTTGAGTAAAGAGAATAAAGAGGTTAAGATACGTCTCTACTATGATGAGAGAGGTCTTGACAGATACTATGGTCTATTGGAACTGGGAGAAGCAGGTGGTCTTTGGAAAAACGTAGCAGGTAGATATGAGATTGATGGAAAGAAGGTGTACGCCAAAGCCATCCTCAAAGATCCTGAGACATATTTCACTCCAGAGGTAATGGAGAAACTAGACCAAATTGCAAAGAGAGAGTTCAGCTATGGAGAAAATTGAGTTTCTTATTCTTAAGAACCTTTTACATAATGAAGAGTACCTCAGAAAGGTTATTCCTTTTCTGAAGTCCGAATACTACCAAGACAATAACCAGAAGATTGTATTTCAAGAGATTCAATCTTTTGTTGACCAATACAATGATGTCCCTACGAAAGAAGTTCTCACTATTGAGATCGAGAAGAGAAAGGATATCAATGAAAACACGTTCAAGGAACTGGCACACCTGATCAATCAACTGGATAATGAACCAGTAGAGTTCGATTGGTTATGTGACACCACCGAGAAGTGGTGTAAGGAACGTGCTGTTTACCTGGCACTCCTTGAATCTATTAACATTGCAGATGGTGGAGATGACAAGAGAACACCTGACGCTATCCCTTCTATTCTTTCTGATGCACTTGCTGTTGGTTTCGATTATCATGTTGGTCACGATTACTTAGAAGATTATGAAGAGCGTTATGCGATCTACACTACCAAGGAAGAGAGGATGCCCTTTGACCTTGAGTTCTTCAACAAGATTACGAAAGGAGGACTTCCCAACAAAACTCTCAACATTGCACTTGCTGGAACTGGTGTTGGTAAGTCTCTCTTTATGTGCCATCACGCTTCTGCCTGTTTGATGCAGGGTAAGAACGTTCTGTATGTCACCATGGAGATGGCAGAAGAACGTATCGCTGAACGTATTGATGCCAACCTTTTGAACATTCCTATTCAAGATGTGTCTGAACTTCCAAAACAGATCTTTGAAACTAAGGTAAATAATATCTCACAGAAGACACGGGGAACTCTTATCATCAAAGAGTACCCTACCGCATCAGCACACAGTGGACACTTTAAATCACTTCTTAACGAACTTGCACTTAAGAAGTCATTTCGGCCTGATATTATTTTCATTGATTACCTTAATATTTGTGCTTCCCAACGGTATAGGGCGGGCAGTAATGTTAACTCATATACAACTGTCAAGGCTATTGCTGAAGAACTTCGAGGCTTGGCTGTCGAGGCCAATGTCCCTATCGTTTCTGCCACCCAGACCACTCGTTCTGGTTTTGGTAGCAGCGACGTTGAGCTCACTGATACTTCTGAGTCCTTTGGTCTCCCTGCTACTGCTGATCTTATGTTTGCCCTTATTTCAACAGATGAGCTTGAATCACTGGGACAAATAATGGTCAAACAATTGAAGAACAGGTATAACGATTTGTCTATCAACAAGAGATTTGTCATTGGTATTGATAGAGGAAAGATGAGATTGTATGATTGCGAACAATCTGCTCAAGATGATATCCTTGACAATGGTAAGGATGAAGAGTATGATAACGAAGAGAAACCCAAGAAAAGTTTTAGTGGATTCAAATTCTAATGTCAATAGAAATTAAAAAATACGCATCCATTGAGAGAGATGGATACTTTCAGATAAGTGATAAAGATGGTAATCCTATCTGCCAAACACCATCAATCGCTGATGCAAAATTAATGTTGTCTCTTGGAGAAGGTAGGACACTCAGAAAGGTGTCTGTTCTCCAACCAGAGACTGTAGATGTTTCTTATATTACAGAGGAACCAGACAAACAACTAGAACCACAAAACATTTTACCAGAATCACAACAACAACCCTTAGAACTATGACCGTCACTCCTAACCAAGAACAAACTATCGATTACGATAAGTATCTTGACTTTGTTTACAAGACCACCTCTGCACCTAGCACAGACTTCCATGTACTTAAAGAACGTATTGACGAACTTCAGCGAGACGGTGCTGACGTGGCTCGTCTTGCGACTGCTGCGTTTGGCCTTAGTGCTGAGGCAGGTGAGTTCACAGAGATCGTTAAAAAGATCATCCTACAGGGTAAGCCTTACTCGGAAGAAAATATCTTTCACATGAAGCGTGAACTGGGTGATATCATGTGGTATATGGCCCAGGCTTGTATGGCGCTAGATACTACATTCGATGAAGTTCTCAAGATGAATTATGAGAAACTGAGTGCTCGTTTCCCAGAAGGATATTTTGATGTCTATCGATCTGAAAACCGTGCAAAGGGAGACGTATGAACCTCACTGACAAGGAACTTGTTGATTTAAGGTGGGCATTGTACCATTTCACTGCAAATAAACCTGGGTTCTTTGCAGATGAACAAATCATGAGGGTGAGGAAACTCATCTGCAAGATTGATAAAGAGATGGACGACAGAAACAATTACGACACTAGTGGAAAATGAAACCAATTACAGTAGAAGATTACGAAAAGGTATCTGATGAGTTCTTTGCCAAGTACCACTTTGTGGCAAAAGAACTTGGTGAGGGTTCTAAGTGTGAAGACATCCTCAAGGTCATGGAATCACTCACTGGTCTAGTGATGAAGAAACGATCTGACGATAAAGGTGGACCAATGGGATTTAACAAGGAGACTGAAGATGAAACTGGAAGTGACTAAAGAGGTGGCCATTGATGTGGCTCAACTTCTCATTCGTGAACAGGCAATGTACACCACTGATGAGGGTATAGTTCCTGAACGTATCAAGAACATTCGATCATTCATTGATGAGATTGCAGACAAAGTGAGAGAGGATGATTAATTTCATCTACAAATTCTTCAGTGTGGTGGTCATAAACTGCATCACACCGGAGAATTTTTCTTATTGCATTAGAATAGATCAGTGGTTGGTACCTGATATTCAATACTACGCACCATATCTCTGGGGTGAGAGACAGGCATACGATACAGAGAAAGATATAAATAACTAAAAAGTAAGTAGCAAGATGTCTTCATCAATGAATAACTTTATGGAAGCTTACAAGGCTGTCCATAGTCCAGAGGCTAAACAAGTTTTCTATAAGAGCAGAGATCAGATCACTGAAATGAATCTGTCTGTTCTTTTTGATACTGATCTTGTTGATATTGCTGAGCAGGTTGTTGCTAAATTCTTTGAGACCCTGACTGTATCGGAGACCAAGACATTGGTTGAGAAGTCATTTGCTGATACTCCATCAGTTCAGGACCAGAAAGTATCGAGACTGGTTGAAGCATTCAAGAAAGTATTTGGTAAGGTTGATGAGACCGCAGCTACTGTGGCTCGTGAAGCATTCATCCAATTCCTTGACAGAAAGAGGCTGGAAAGAAATAAGGCTGTAATGAACTCTATTGATGAGTCACACGCCAGAATTCACAGACACAAAGTTGCTGGTGAAATTGAGAACGTAAAGTCACTTCTCATTACCATGTTTGAGAAGAAGTTGGATGCAGTCGGTAAGGAAGACGACGACATTGACAACGATGGTGACGTTGATTCTTCGGACAAGTATCTCCACAAGAGAAGAAAGGCCATCGGTAAGGCCATGGGTAAGAAGGATAAGAAAGAGGATGATGATGACAAGGAAGAGAATGATGAGATGAGTGAGATGTTCTCACAAGCTGAACTTGATAAAATCAACAAGATTGTTGAATCCTGGGAATGATACGGAGTTGAGATGGATGTTTTTAAATATCTAAAGCAAGTCAACAACCACATTAAAGAAGCGGCAGCTGATGATGCTCGTGAGATGGGGTTGGAGTATGCTGGTTATGGTAAGTGGAAGGATCCCAAGACAGGTCAAGTAACTCATAAGAGTGTGAAGAGTGGTGGTCAAACTACTCTTCAACAACTTGATAAGAAGGAAGAACCACAAAAACAAGATAAGAAACCAAAAGAGAAAAAGACTCTGAGTAAGTTTAAGAAAGATGCTGCTCAGGAACCACCTAAGAGAATGGACCTGTCAGTAGCAAAGGATGCTGACCCAGAGAAGACTGCTGAGTATTCTGCTATGGCAGCTGCTCAAGGTATGTGGCCTCATTATTCTGATGAGAGAAAACAATATCATATCGACCAACAGAAAGCGATGGCTGCACAGGCTGAGGCAGAAGCTGAGGCAGCTGCAGCTGCTGAAGAAGAGAAGGCAGCTAAGGAAGAACCTGCACCTGAAGAAGAGAAGAGTGTAGAAGATTTTAGAACTGTTGATGAAATCAGAGACGAGGAAGAGGAGACAACTGATGATGAGATAGATGAGGATGACTTTGATTCTCAGATGTCCGAGGTCGAGTCAGAATACCAACTAGCCATCAAAGATGCCAATGATAGAGCAAGGAAAAAATTAGACAAACAGTATGGTGCTTTCCGTGAAGCACTCAGTAAAATTCCTGCTGGATCAGAGAGAGGATCATTCCTTCAGGCTATGGCACACGCCAAGACATTTGAAGGTAGAACTAACTCGGGTGCTGGTAAAAACAATCTGGGGTATGCTGATGTTCAGAACTTGGTGGCTAAT